TCCGTTCCCTCTACTAACCGTAGGTATATTCAGGTCTGCGGCATTTAAGACCACTGTGCGCGAGGTCTTAGTGATCTCGCTAACAGTGGTCGCGGTAGTATTATTTCCTAGGACTAACATTCTCGTTACTCCTTAGCTTATGGAAATAACCCATTCGATTACTATCGTATCAAGCGGACCTTTATTGACGACAGCGAACTCAGTCCTAGCTAGCATATTACCGCCAAGGGGGAGAACATCGCCGCTATCGAATATACCAGCTTCATGTATTGCGACAGGGGCGGTCTCAGTAGAATTAGTAGGACTGAACGTGCCAGTATATTTAATACTTCTCGGCCATGAATCCGCGGTCGTAGTGCCTTCATCCACCGGCGCGGTATAAGCCGGGACGAGAGTAGTGATTGATTGACGATTGTTATTCGTTAGATCAGGCGTTGCGCTGACAACATTTACTTCGGTAACGAGATGCTGTTTATAATCACCCGATGTTTCACCAGGCCACACCCCGCCCGATAGCGTACCAGTACCTATAGCCATATGGGTCATTGCTGTAGCGGTCCCCGCCATCATGTTTATCACCCACTGCTTACCCATCCGGGTCACGTAGTTGTCCTGTGATACTAATTCCTCCCCGTTAAGACGGATGCTCAGTTTGCCTGTTACTTTTAATTGATCATTGATCATTTTTTTTCCTTAGTTTAGAGATGTTGAATTTAATGCTGAACTATTTAGGCTGCGATCTACCGGTGGCGACCCGCTTCCGCCCTGCATGTCGTGGATCAGGAAGATGCTACTCTCCATCCCGCTAATAGTAGATACGGACTGTCTCGTGCTACGTAGCCCTATCGGGTCAACGAGGGTTATACTGCTAGCGGCACCCCTGTTGGCGATAAGCCGTGGGTTAGCTTCGGAGACGAAACTACCGAAACTGTCTTGGTGACTTCTGTTGAAATCGTTTTGTTGCCGTATATAAGACCCGAACTCGCCGAAGCCGTAGACAATCGATTTATCGCTCTGGATTGTATACTGATCGGTTTGGTCTATATGGTCATCAGGACCTCGATGAAACTCGGATTGGAGACGACTTATAATAGAAGTGAAACCCTCGCCTATCACCGATCCGGTGTCTATACCTACGTCTATACTAGGTGTATCGACTACATTAAGCGGATGCGACGGTAAGACGTCTCGTTTATATTCGATTGTCGGAGTGAACGTATCCGACGCTCCCATTATGTTCGGCTTGTACTTTGATACCGATTTTACAATAGGGAGTCCTACTGACGTAGTATCTTCCACGAAGAAATACTCTTGCGCGGATCGGATAAAATCAGTCCGCGTTCGCCCTACGGAAACGAATCCGTCAACCCCATGACCGAAGGGCTTCGTTACTGATGAGCCGTGAGCGTCATCTGCGATTAACAAGCTGCGGGGGTGTGGGTGAAGTATGAGGTCTTCAATGAAAGACAGAATATAAGGGCTGCTAAGAAAATTATCAATAGACGCTTGCCCAATGGCGATGGCTATCATCATCCATACTCCATCGTTCCCTAACCAGGTTATATCCCCCTCATTTACCGCGCTCGCTAACTCGGCGTGAGTGAAATCTAGATAGAGTTCAGTATAGTTCTGTATGTAATCGGGAGCCGCCGGGTCCGCTATCGAGTACCCGAGGAACGCATGTTGGGAGCTTATATCTAGGACACCGTGATCCCCTACATCCCAATACGGTAAGAGTACCCCTCCCTCAACGATCTTCTTCGTGCCAGAATAACTATCGTAGTCAATAGTACTCATAGTAGACGAAGATCCTTTATTAAACTCTAAACTGTCTTCATCCTCTAAATCTGCTAAGACCGTGACCTCCCCTTTGATCGCGTCTATAGATTCTTCGATCTCTACGCCGAAACTACCTGCAGGAAACCCGTACTGATCTAGCACACTCCTAGACATCCAGACCTTTAGGTATGATACATCGAGCAAATAAGGGTAAGTGATTCCAGGAGGTAAAGGGTAGGTGACCCCAGAGTATGTATGCGGTTCGTAAGCTTCGGGGTAGTCCTTCCATGGGTCCCTTACCGACCACGCTTGCTCAATAACCGTGAGGATTAAATTCCAAAACGTATCAGGGGCATCTCCCGAAAGATCAGAATTGAGAAATCGTATACTCCCGTCGGAATTACGAACTGTATCGAGTTCCGAATGCGTGTAATCGACATTGGCATCAAGGGCACCCTGTACATGGTCAGGGACTGGATCAATGCCTAAATGGTACCGAGATGCAAGGAGCAGTGAATTTCCAATACTGTCAGGGGCAAGGAACGTGTAGTATGGTTTAGTTCTAAGGTAATGGTATGTGCCGGGCGTATCTTGTATGCCTTTAGTAGCGGTCCAATCACTGATATCATCTACCGAGCCCTCGATGGTAAAGGAATCGGATTTTGTAGAGGTTAATCCGGGGTTCGACTCCGTTTCGATGCTACTAGGTGGTACAGGTTTATCCAAATAAAACGAATGCTCATCGTCCGCTAACGCATCCGAGACTAGCCCCTTCTCAACCCCTCGCAGATCTACATCACCTAAATCTACGTCGGATTGAGTCGGCTTATTAACATCCCATCCTAACGCATCAGCTAAGATTACGTCGGATTGCTTTGTCCGCTCGAAAGTCATCCGAACTATTACACTATCTACGAATTCAAATTCTTCCGCGCGACTTATATATAGTACTAGGCCTACTACCTCCGATAGAACTATCTCATCGGTAGGGTGAATACGTGTACGGTAGAGATTAAACGCGATAGCGGTCGCAGCTAGCCGCATTGATAGCGTTTCTAGCTCAAGGGTTTTCTTCCGCGTTACTGTTGCAAGGGTCTGAGGACTATGAGTGGCTTCTAACTTACGCCTCGCGGATATAACCGCGCGTAACATTAGAAGTCGTCCCTGATTTTAAACTTGAGTTTATCGAAAACCGTAATCGTCTTACCGCCCTTATCTACGGAGATCTCAGCTTCGTAGATTCCTGCAGGAACGTTCAAGGTGCCTGCGCCCCACGACATCGTGCACTTACCCTCGTGGAAAGGACTAATACGCTCACACTCTATAGTATTAGTAGTGCCCCCTCCTAAAGGACGAAACTTAACAAACACCTTTGTTGTGACGGCTGTGCCATCAGTGCCGGTTTCGTCAGATAGATCTACGACTGCCCACGTACCAGGGTCATCGGGGCTAAGAGAAGTATTCAACGCCGCTGATGTAGAGTCTTTTATTGTAAAGTCTAAATCAGGCCCTGTATCTCCTGATACTAGGTTGATTGTTTCGTAGTACGCCATATTTAACTCCTATGGAGGTTGTTCTCAGCATTGGCAATGCGGTTATTATGTCTAAGCGGGGCCCGGAACTTCTGCGCTCTGTCTGTTCGGATCTACCATTTTATCCGCCTGAAATTTCATAACTAAAGAAGCGGTGAACGATTCGTAGTGCTTTAACGCGCGTTGTGCGTTACCTGCGAAGTCTGCATCTTTGCTATACGCTCTATATAGTACGTAGTCTAATAACGCGTTCCTATAAAGACTGGGTACCCCTAAAGATGAGGCAGTAGTCTCTATGGTAGGCGGTATAGATGAATAAACTAGTTCCACTTCTATTGCCGCTTGGACTCCAGGGTAGACGTAGAACGAGGTAGGGTTTCTAAGGTCGAACACGTAGTGCTCGACCTTAGTTGAGGCGGTACCGCTTTGCCACGAAGGTAACTGAGCATCTAGTACGTCTCTATCAACTACCGTGATCGCATTACCCGCGCCACTTACCCCACTATTCCTAACGACATCGATGAGCCTAGTACCTTCCGGGATCAGCACTATCAATGCCGCTTTTGCTGCCGCCCTCGCCGCGTTCGCTACCTCCGAAGTCACCGTTGCACCGGCGTCATCTAGTGCGGTATCAAACGACGTATCGCTATCAATCGCCGCTTCATCGGTCGCAATCTGATTCGCAGTTCTAACGTCTTCCGTACCTGTCGGTATTGATTGTCTCGTACCGCCTACTAACCGGATAGATCTAGTTTCGACACTCGCGTCAGGCCGAAATAATACAACCTCATTCTGTGCGTCGTTCAGCCACTTGAGTAGCTCTGTTTCCTGCCACCTAACCTTAGTAGTATCGTGTAACACGATACCGGCGCGAATTATAATATCGCTCGCTATATTGCTCATATTGCCATCACCATATCGGGGCTATCTCCGGGTTTGCCGGATCTTTAAATGAATATTCTTTACGCCCTTCTGTTTGTGCCTGGGCTGTAGACTTGTTATACATTGTGAAGTAGTACGCACTTAAGTCCGGGTTACTCCACGTAACGCCGGGTTGCATATATAATAATTGCTTAGCCTTCATAACGATCGGTTCGTACCACCGGTCTAATACCGCTGGGTCGATAGCGTTATTAGACACCCCTTTCTGGGGGACTAAGGACGCTTCGACGATCAGTCCACTCGGAACTGCAACTTCAGGCACTGCACTTAATCGCACCATGTTCCGTAGATCCGCATTGAACACGAAGCTATAAGTGCCGTGCGTCTTACCCCACGATTCTGAAAATGGATTATGATGTAAGTGAGCACCTATATTTCGTAAGTACTCACCATCCGTACGTACACTGAGTATCCTAGATACGTCTACGGCGGAAGGTAATACCCCGGCAAGCTCGTACTCCGATACCCCTATTTTTAAATCTTGTGTGTCCGTGACTCTCCATACGTCCGTCCGTCTACAGAAATCGCGGGTGGCGTCTACTACCGCCCGGTCTATAGTCATTGTTGGGCACCCTATTACTTCCGGGGCTATCAGTTCTGGAAAGTCATTTAGTTTCATCCGACCACACTATACGGGTACGTTAGTACCTCATTTACAGGTGTTGAGTGGTTCTCTGGATCATATCCCATCTCATATTGAACAGCGTGCCGTAGCCCCTTCTCAACATAATCCGGCACCTTTACCTCAACGCCTCTTTTAATTCGCCACAGTCTTCCGTTTATACCGACTTCTATATCGTCAGTACCACCGGATCCTGATTGCTTGTGTACGATTATCTTGACGTAATTTACGCCTTTAGATACCGCTTTTACTGGACTGTCCTTTTCCTTCTGCACCACTGTTTTCTTCGTAGCCATTGTTGCTCCTTGCAATTAGAGAGAGGGCCCCCGAAGGGACCCTGTCCATTTTCCTTAGATGTCTGAGACACCAACTTCTAATCTTGTCATCCAAGTTTGGTTTAGGATGACGGAAGCGAAATACGCTTTCCAGCCAACATAACCGACCTGACCTAGAGGGTCAGATTTACTTGGAGTACCAGGATTTAATACTGAAGGTACGATAGCTTTAGCGCCTTTCAAAGGAACTAAACCGTACGCGCCTTTCGCGATTACCACGATAGGGTAAACACTTACAAACGTCGCCGCCGCCGTCGCCGCCGCGATCGCGGTGGCAATTTCCTCGGCTGTGCCAGAGAACGCACTATTCGCCGTTACGATCTCCGCTGCGGTTCTAGAATCGACCCCTACCATACCTGTAGAGCCAACTACTGCACCTCTACCCTCTGCATCGCTAGTGGCAAACGGCTCTAATAACGGAGTCATGATGAATCGAATGCTTTCAACAGACCCGATCTCTTCTGGGCACAACGGTTTACGAGAACCGTAATCCGCTAAGTGAGTGAACCCGGGTAAGTCACGAACGTCAGCTTCACAATCGGTATGACAGAAAGCGATGTAACCGCCCTCTACTGATTGAGTTGCGTAGTTAACGGATGAACCCATTATTTGAGTAACTGGTTTACCGCGGAACCCCTTCAAACTACGAACGATTGCCCGTAGACGATTCAAAGAGATTTTGCTGTCTACCTCGCTACGCTCCAAATGGTCCGCAGTATCGAACATTGCATTTGTGCCACCTTTGATGGTGCCCCAAGTTAGCATCTCGATAGTCTCAGCCGCTTGCTCACCTGACAACATAGACGCATCAGAAAGAACGGGGTCTTCCGCCAAGTCTTGTACAACGTCAGTGATTTTAGTCACGCCACCATACTGCTTCAACTGAACTTGTACGTCTTCGTAGTTCATTTGTTGTGGTGCAGGCGCTTCACCCTCAGTTAAAGGGGTCTGCGTAGTTAGAACGCCGAAAGGTTTTGGACGACGGAATTTGACCGTGTCCGCTGTGTTTTTAGGCAGTGGTTTAGACTGTCCGAATTTAGATAGAACCAGAATTGGTTCTGCATGGGCAAGCATTTGTTTAGCCGCGTACGCTGCTGTACGCTGGTTAATGTGCCCGTAATTGGTTAGAGCCATGAGTTTTTCCCTCAATTTAAAAGATAAACGAATATACGTTTGAAGTTCTTCTAAAGAGGGGCTGTGGTATTAGAGGCTAGTGCGTCTTGACAGT